TGTAGATGACCCCGGTGGCCCATGAGGCCGGGGCGGCGGTTTGCACCGGAGCGCCTGTGGCGGGATTCCAGAACCTCATGTAGCCCACACCTACCTCAATGACAAATCGGGTCGTGACGCTATAATTGAATCCAATCAACCGCACTTGCGAATCGGTGGTCGGAAGGGCAGTCGCGCCGAGGAATTGCGTTCCGGGGCGGCGGATGACGCCGCCGTAGGGGAGGATTTGGAAGTTCTCCAGCGTGCGGCAGGCGCTGCGGTATTTCTCCAAGCTCGTCCGGGCGTCGATGAAGGGCGAGACTTCACCGGCATTGAACGAGGGATAGAAATCGTATTTCGGCATTACTTATTCAAATCGCGGAGGATTTTGATGAGGGTGGCAATGCCGACCGCGAGGCCGACCGCCACGGACGCGAGGCGCATCCACGCTTCCAAGTGAGGGAGCATGGAATACACCGCCGCGCCGATGGAGGTGGCGCTGCCGACGAGGCCGGTGGCTGCGGATTTGAGTTGGTCGCCGTTCATTAGCTATTCGCTTGGGCAAGAAGATTCCCGAGGATTTCCGTAGTCGTGACTTGGCCGAGCCGAGTCGGGTTGAGGGCCGAGACTTTGGCGAGTTCGCTCGATAGCTCGGTTCTCACCTGTGAGGCGATGGCGGCGGCGCTTGGCACGGTTGGCGCGTTGGTGAGCGTGGTGACGGTGCCTCCAGTGATTTCTTTGGTTGCGGCTCCCCAGACTGCGCTGGCGATTTCAGCCTCGGTTGGAACATCTGGCGCGTTGGTCAGCGTTGTGGCCGTGTCAACCAGCCCGCCGGTGATTGTGCGGGTGGCGTGGCCCCAGACTGCTTCTGGTGTGAGGACTGCCGTGCCGTAGCCTGCATCTACGGGGACTCCCAGACTAACCGACCCTGCGGCTGGGACTGCACATGTGCCGGTGAGGTTGCCGCCGCCGTAGACGATGCCGCTGCGGACATTGGCGGCGATGGGGTTGCCGAAGGAGCCGAAGTCGGAGCCGAACATCGTGAAATACGAGTCGGTTGTGCCTGCGAGGGCGTAGCGGGTTTGGCCCAAAGTGGGCGAGGTGCCGAGGCGGAAGCGCGGGCTGTTAACGGCTTTCCATCCGCTCCAGTGGTCGAGGAAATCCCCGCTAAGGCGGACATCGGCGGCGGTGTTTGTGGCCGAGACGGCGTTTGCAAAGGCCGACGCTGTAAAGGTCGAAGAACTTACTATAAAAGAACCTGATGATGAATTGCTTGCAGCAAAAGATCCGGTAATGCTACCACCAATGAATGTGCAACTTGCACTGACATTGATTGCTCCGGTCGAGGCGTTGTTAATGGCATTTGCGCTCGTATTGCTGCCGCCGGTGAATGTGCAGCTTGCGCTGACATTGATTGTTCCGGTCGAGGCGTTGTTTAGAGAAAATGAGTTGGTCCCTGCGTTCCCGCCTGTAAATGTGCAGCTTGCGCTGACATTGATTGTTCCGGTCGAGCCGTTGTTTAGAGCTACGCCCCCACCGCCGCCGCCTGTAAATGTGCAGCTTGCGCTGACATTAATTGTTCCGGTCGAGCCGTTGTTTACGGCATGTGCGCTGGTGCCGCTGCCGCCTGTGAATGTGCCATTGGCCAGCGTGCAGGTCGTGGTGCCATTGTAGTTGCACCCATGCGCGGAAGCAGTCGATCCGCTGATGACGCGCAGGCCGCCGAGTGTCAGCGCGGTCGCGCCTGTCACCGAGAGGCAGGCGGTCGTGCCTGCGCGGAGGTCGGTGGTGATGGCGAATGGCGAGGACATGGCAAACGATCCGCCGCCGCCTGTGGCTCCTGCGGGCGTGTTGGCGGCAGTGGTGAGCGTGGCGAGAGCGCGGGCATTGCCTGTTCCAGTGCCGACGCCGGTGGCGAGGAATATCGTGCCTACGGTGTTAGAGGCTGCGCCGATTGCGGTCCATGAGGTCGTTCCGACGAAAAGAATTTCATACCATTGACCCGATACGAAGGAACCCGCATTGACCGTGGGGTTGTTGGCTCCGCCGATGTTGATGTCTTGGTTGATCGTGACATTGAACCCATTGGCGTAAACGGTGTCGCCGTTTCCGGGCAGGACGCCGCCGTTCCATGTGCTGGTCGATGACCAGTTGCCGTTTGCGATAGCGCGTGCTGTGGCCATGGCTTAGAGTCCTTTCGCGGCGATGAATTGTTGGAGGGCGGCTTGGATCGCGCCCACGGTGGCGAGGGTGGCTTCGTCGGCATGAGCGAGCGAGCCGAGGCGGATGGACTTCGCGTGGGCGGGCTGGGTCTCGACCGTGCCGTCTTCAATGCGGAGCGGCGTGAGGTTCATCACAACCGATGCCTCTGGCTTACCCTCTCCGTCATAGCTGCCGGAGATGATGAGATTGAGGGCGTAGCGGTCGTATTCTTTTGAGTCGATGCTGGATGGTGCGGATGCGATCATGGTGTTTGGATTTTTGGGTTAAGAAAATTGGAGATTGGTTTTGTTCGACCACGCGCCGGTGGCGGATTGGGTGGCTGTGACCGACCCATCGGCATCGGTGGTGATGCGGGTGATCGTCCAGCCGGTGGAGGATTCGGCGGTGTCGGTGGGGGCGGTGCCGTAGTAGTGGTAGGGTTCATCCCAAGCGGCGCGGGCGATGGTGGAACCGCCCTCGGTGAGAGGAACGGGCGACCACGCCTCGCCGTCGAAGACGAGGATGTCGCCCATCTCCGCCCCCTCGCCAGAGAGGCGAGAGGCCGGGATGGTGACGGGCATGACCTGCCAACGCGCTCCCGTCCACTTCCACTTCCGATTGCCGGAAGTGAAGGTGTCGTTGACCGACGGGGTGGATGGAAACGCGAGGGCGGACATGGTTACTGCTTGTCGATTTCGACCCACGCTCCGTTGTAGGAGAGGTATTCGGTCATGTCGGTGGGGTCGATCCAGCGGAGGCCAGCGGTGTGGCTGGGGGCTGTGGTGCTGACGACATCCTTGATCTGCTTGCCGCTTTCGAGCGAGGAGATGTTCGACTGCGCTGTGGAGAGTCCACCTTCCAAGGAGGAGGCGCGGCCTTCCAGCGAATCGATATCCCCTTCCGCGCTGGTTACCCGACCGGCCAAAGTGGTCGCGGCGGATTCGGCGGCGTCGAGGTCGCTCTGGAGTGTGTTGATTTCGCCCTCCGCCGTGGTGAGGCGGGTGTCGAGACCGGAAATGTCCGAGGCCAAATCGGCATCGGCGGCTTCCAGCGAGGAAACGGCATTGGCGAGGTTGGTGGAGGCGGCTCCGGCGAGGCTGGAAATGGCTCCGTTGAGGTTGGAATCCGCAGCTTGGAAAGCGGTGACGATTTCCGAGAGCGAATCGAGGGCGGTTCCATCGACATTGGAAAGGACATCGTCCACGCGAACGCCGAGCGCGGTGATGTTGCTTTGGGCGGTGGAGAGGCCGGATTGGAGAGAATCAATTTCTCCCTCGGCGGTGCCGACCCGGGTGGTGAGGCTCGACGCTGCGGACTCGATGGCGGTGATGTCGCTCTCAATCGCGCTGGCGCGGGATTCGAGGGCGGACACGGCTGGGGCCGAGGCCACGCGAGCGTTGGTGTAGTAGAGGTTGTTGGAACCTTCGACAACCGCATCGGTTGTGCGAGGGACGAGTTTCCAAGCGGTGCCGTTGTATTTCCACGAACGGGAACCGACGGAGTGGATGTCATTCAGCGCGGGGCTGGATGGGAAGGAGATAGCTGCCATGGTAGTAGTGTTTTCTAGTTGTTGGTTGGTTTTTCGACCCACGCGCCTGCGAACCATTCGTAGGTGGTGAGATCAAAAGGAGTAGTCCATCGCTGCCCGGTGTAAGGGTGTGCGGGCGGCGTTTCGGAAAAAGTCGCGGGGAGATCGGCGGCTTGCTGGTAAGTGCTGCCATTCCAAAGCCAGAGAGTGCCGCTATCCTGCGCGAGGTAGATGCGGGCCTCTTTGCCGGTTTCTGGAAAATCGGCCCGGGAGGGGTAGATGACGAGTTGCTTGATGCTGTCATCGGGCAAGACGATCTGGAACTGGCTCAAGTCCAGTTGCTGGGTGAGATTCGATTCGGTGATCGTCGTCATGCGTAGGTGGCGGTCTCCCGGTTGGTCCACGCGACATTGGTCGCCTTGGCGGTGGCAGTGACGGTTCCGTCGGCGGAGAGGGCGGAACGGGTGATGGTCCACTTCGCCACGGCGGCGGAGGAGCCAGTGGCGGGGATGTCGGAATTGAGGAGCAGGCCGTAGTAGCTGAAGGTGCCTGCGGTGTTGAGCGCGAAGGAGTGGATGAAGTTGTCCGGGTCGCGCTGGGTCGTGGGGGAGTAAAGACCAAGGGCGACGACGACGATCTTTGCGCCGTTGGGAATCGCGGTGGTGAAAGTGATTGTGCCAGCGCCTTGGTTGACGAGGTAGTCGATGGTGGGTTCCTGCACGACTCCGTTGATCGAAACGATGACATGGTTCGGGTCGGAGGATTTGAGGCCGGTGACCGAGAAGGTGCGGAGGGTGCCGTTGCCGGTGAGCGTGGTTTTGGCCGAAGAAAGGAGCGCGGACTGCTGGAGGGTGAGGTTGAGCGTCTGGTTGGGCGCGGTGCCGGTGATCGAGGCAGCAGCGGTGGGGCCAGCGGTGACCGTGCCGATGGAAAGGGTGTTCGCGGGTCCAACGGCTCCGGTGGTTCCCGGCAATCCTTGAATGCCTTGGATGCCTTGGTCTCCGCGAGGGATGGTGAAATTGAGAACGCGGTTCTCCGGGGTGCCGGTGGCGGCAACGCTGGCGTTGGTTCCAGCGGCCCCGGTGGTCGTCGTGCCGACTTGAACCGTTCCCGCTGGGCCTTGGGGGAGTCCGAAATTGAGAACCGCCGTGTCGTTGACTCCGGTGTTGGTGACGGTGGGAGTGGAGCCGGTGGGTAGGTTGGTAACCGATCCCACGGTGACGAGGAGCGAAGGGTAGCTGACGCCTCCTGCGGGACCGCCTCCGCTGACCTGCGCGGCATCGACCCCATCGCCGCCATTGCGGGAGGAGACGAGCTTGGAAGACATCCACGCAGGCTTGATCCGGCCCTTGCGCTCGGTGGAATCCCGGCGCATGGCAGGGCTTTTGCCGAGGAGTTCGGTTTCCTTCGCGAGGAGCGCGGCCTTGTTGGCATCGCCGGTGAGCGGAACGGCGAGCTTGGAGGCGAGGTTGGCCGTGAGGAGATCGATGAAGAGGGAATCGAAAGCCGTGACATCGGTGACCTTGCGGACATATTCCAGCGTGATCGCCGTGCCGAGCCACACATCCCAATCGGTCGCCCAAGTAGCGGACACGCCGGGTTGCTTGGTCGAACCGGCAACCAGGCAGCGGTAGACCGCGCCGTTGTTGGAGACCGCATTGCCGACCTCGTAGGTGCGTCCGGTCACCCATGCGGGAGAGCCGGAATCGGCATTGGTGAGGACGAAATTGCCAGAGACTTCCCATGCCGAGTCGCCGGTCGAGTAGTCGTAGTCGTTGACCCGGAAGACGCGCAGGCAGTCGGCGGGAATCGCGTAGCGGTAAGCCCACTTGTATTCCGGGCGCGGCAGGGTCTCGATGACCGTGGTGGCCTTCATCGCCCATGTCCATGACCCGGCAAGGAGGAGCGCATCGCGAACCTGCGGGTAGAGCGACTTGGCGAGGAGCATCGCCTGCGAGGAGGGGCCGAACTGCTCGGCAGTCCCCACGCGCAGGATCGCTTGGCGGCAGAGTTCGTCCTCGGTGAGCGCGGAGGAGGGGCGGTCCTTGGCGGTTGCAAGGATCAGCGCCTTGACGACCGGGCGCTGCATGTTGGCCGAGAAAACCTCGGCCATTTGAGAGAAAAGGTCTTTCGAGCCGGTGAGCGGCATCGCGAGGTTCGCGGCCAGCTTCGCGGAAAGGATTTCAATAAAGACCGCCGGGAACTTCGCGGCGTCGGTGACATGGGCGATGTATTCGATCTGCGCGGGAGCCGCAAGGTCGGTGTGGATGAACCCATCCACGATTTCCCACTTGGAAAAGTTTTCGTCCTCATCGATTCCGTTGAGGCGGATGAGACGCAGGAAGTCGGAGGGAACGGCGAACCGGCGGGCGTAGCCAAAGGCTGGAGCCGTGGAGTCTGCGGTGAGCGATGCCAGTTTGCGGCAGAACTGCCAATCGAACTCCGTCTGGAGTTCCTCCAAAGTCTGCGCGTAGAAGAGCGAGC